GATGAACGGATAAAAATTACGCTTTTAAGGTATGGTTTTATACCCTAATAAGCTGCCGGAAAGTGAACGGGTATGCTCCGGAATATGTAATAAACAAAACATTTTAATTAAAAACACAAAGGAATTAAAAAATGAAAGGAATCAGATTTTCAAAATTCTGCTAATAGATAAAACAAAGCCGCTTGTCTATTTACAATATTTAGCATAATATTGAAGGTTTTATTTTTAGGATTAATAATATTTCCAATGAAATCTCATATCTATCTTTTATAAATTCATAATAAATTTCACTTTTCAATAAGACCTCATTTCTTATCATCACCAAACATTACAATCTACTTTAATAAATGTACAATCGGCAAATCAAAACGTGAACAATCGAAAATCAAAATGTGAATTTTGACACTTTTTGGCAAAAATCAAAATGTGAATTTATAATCAAAAAAAAAGAAGTAACTGTATTAGCTACTTCTCTTTTTCTTTTAAAAACTATTTAAATATCAATTAAAAGCCATTATAGCGTTGTTGATAAACATAGATATATCTTCTTTATCTTGAAGTATAGATAACACTTCTTTAGTTGCAGTAAAAGATACCTTTTTTGACTCAATCTTAGGCCGTCTTGGAATATTATTTTCATCAAGCAAACGATATATAGTTTGCTCACTTTTAATGCCTGTAATTGTCATTATTTCTTTTATCTTTTTTCCTGATAGATAAAGTTGAATCATTTGCTTTTCTTGATCTAAAGATATTGACTTTGGTCTCATAATAATACATTTATCTCTAATTCTTCAATTCCAATTACTTCAATCATATACTCTATACATAAGAATATCTCATCATCTGAAGGCTTGTTGTAAAATGAACCATCATACAAAACAGAATATTCTCCTGGATAATCTTCTGGACTATTAGCTGAATCGTATATTTTTTTGCATAAAGCATATCCAATTCGTTCTCTCATGTAATCATTCAATTCAGAATTACATACAATCATCTCTAATTCTTTTGGCGCTACTTTCATAGTTATATTAATTTAATTGTCCTGATTCTACTCCATACTTAGCAAGATAATATGCTTGCTTTTCGCTTAACTTACCGTTCTCAAACATAGACTTTAATAATGATTCAATAAATTCATTACCATTAGTATTAAGTTTGCCAAATTTATTTTCCGCAAGTTTCCAATAAGAATTATTATTCCATTTGTCATTTACCGATAATGCTATTTCTTTCCATGTCTGAACAGGGTCTGAATTAACAGAAGTTGACTTCTTTGTCTTATATGTCTTTTTTTGCAAACATTCAACTTCAATTACTTCAACATCTTTTTTAAGGAACATCTTAACTTTTCCTCTTTCATCTTTAGTGATAAAATAATCACCTCTTTCTCCTGTCAGTTCGAATGTTTTATTATTTGATTTAATTGCTTTCATAATTTGTTTTTTAATTATCACAATGCAAATATAATTCATTTTGATAACATGGCAAATAATTATCACAATTATTTTGTGGTTATTTTGTTAATAAACAAAAAAAGTGGACTACAACTTAATGTAGCCCACTTTAAAACCTATTGAAAAACCTTTAAATCTTCTTCACAGCCTGCATGTACTTCCATATCTTACCTTGTGCGGCATCTTCGTCCTGGAAGAAGAACTTGTGTGCAGCCTTCAGAATTATATCGTCTTCAAGAATCTGGCACATGTCAGAGTAGAACGCATTGAACGCTACATACTTGTCCCATATTGTTGTTCCTGAAGGGAACGACATACCTTTTGTTGCGGATTCGATGTCGTCCTTTGTCCAGTGTGCACCCGTACGACGGTCTCCTGACTTGCTGAGGTAAGTGATACTAGCTACATCGTACATTGCAAAATCTTCGTTGTAATGGGGACCGTAGAAAAGCTCATGCTGTTCGCGCATGAATTTCCAGTATCCTTCTTTTGAAAGCTCCCCGTTCTGCGCCATTTTCATGTACTTTGCCGCCATGCACGCAGAAGTCCACATCTTTTGCTCGTTTACCATGCCCGCGGCCTTGGCTTCTTCGAGCATACTGTCATAACTGTATTCTTTCATATTATTATTCTTCTTTTGTTTCTTCTACTTCGGGTTTCTCGTTTGATACAGCAAACTGAGATTTCCCTTCTGATAAGTTTTTCTTAATATCTTCCATCTCTTCCTGCATACGCTGCATTCTGCGGAACATCTGATATGTCATGCAGAATGTGTAGTCAAAGTTAGGAAGACTCTGTGCTATCTCGCAATTAGCGCAGTCACCTGGACACGCTTCATTTACTTTCTGTATCATTTCTTTGACATCTTACTGATTAACATTCCACCTTTCACAGACATAAGAGATTTAATTCCTCCCTCCTTAATCATGGTGAAAAGCTGGGCTATTTCACTCTTGTTTTTCCGGACAATAGGAGCCACAGAAACAATCTGTCTGCCCGTGAGAATTCTTTCGTTCGAAATTTCCTTCAGGATGTCCTGAACTTGTGCTTTCTGCTCTTCTGAGTCAAAATCAAGCACGATAAAAACTTTTCCTAGTGCCATAATTATTCTACTTCGTCAAAATTAATTGGTTCTTTCTTCTCCTGCGGTGCAGGTTCCTGAGTATGTTCTTCTACTTTCTTCCCGGTAAATACTCCAGCCAGGAATGTTCCAAGTCCAAGAACGATTTCAACAGCTTTGGGATGTGTCTCTGCATAGTTTCCTATTTTTTCTGCGATGGAGATGTACTTGTCTACGCCTGTCTTTTCCGGCTCTATTACAGTAGGAATCCCCATATTTTTTGCGAATATGTCGGCAAACTCATCCGCCTGTCGGGCTGCTTCCATCGGTTCCAGGCACTTGTCCTCAATCAGATAAGCAAGCATTGAGTTGAATGCTTCTGACCTTGTCTTGAAGTTTATTTCCGGTTGTTTTTTCTTTTGAAATAGTCCCATATTCGTTTTAAGTAAGAAGGGGTAGACAAAGCTACCCCTCGAAACAACTTATGAAAGCATCAGCAGCGGTCGTTTCCACAAGTCTCAGTCACGGTGACTTCGTTAGTCGAAGGCGTGAAGGTCTGAGTTTGAGCAAACACGCGGCTAGGAGAACCGCAGCATGAGGAGCGGTTAGTACCGCATCTTGAATAACCGTTGTTAATCGGGTTGTAGAACACGGTGTTGTTCAGCTGACCGAACTGAATCTGGTTGCTTTCCTTCATGTCGTTGACTCCTACTACCAAACCGGCAAATGTCTGAGCAGCCCCATACATCTGACTGTTGAGAGTCTGAACCTGCGGAGTGATGCAGTTGATACGTCCGTCCAAGTTAGCAAGGCCAGTGGCAAATGCAACCTTTTCAGAACAGTTACGTGACCAGATGTTGGCCACAAACGCGATTACTACTACGGCGGCAATAACCCAGAGAGCAGTGTTAGTACCCCATCTTTCCCCGTTGCGGTGAGAAAGTTCCTGCAATGCAGCAGCGTCTTGTAATTCCATTCCCATAATTGTTTTGATATTAAATTAATACTATTGTGAAAAACACGCAGCAAAGATATGAGGTACATTCTTGAATCACTAAGAGTTACTTTCGAGCAACTTGTGAATCTTTTGCGACATAATTGCTATTAATCGATTATTCTTCTTTCGCACGTCGTATCCTGTAATCAGATTACGTACACTCGACGGTGTGTGATGTATGTATTCTGCTATTTGAACCGGATAGATTCCGCTTTCTGTTAGGATGTTTACAAGAATACTTCTTGCATCTACCACTGCTGCGGATCTGGAATGTGATACGATTAGCGATTCCGGTATTTCCGTTTCTTTTGCTACAAGCTGTAATACCGTGTTGAATAGTTGTGTTTTGCACATAATATTAATTTTATTGTGAAGGTGGGTTGTTTCCACCTTCTATTAATACTAAAAAATTATTTTAAAACCCAAAAAGTATCTGCATGCTATTCCGGCGGATATTGCGGAAACACCGATTGCCAAATCTGTTATATTCCACTTTCCACCGTAATAGTGGCATCTGTCTGAATTTTCCTTCATTGCCAGCAGTATGACTCCTGATGACGGAGAAAGAAGGATTGTGGCCAGAAGGTAGACCACAAATCCTATAATGTTATTTTTCATCTTTATTGAAACTTACCAAGTTATTCTACGACTAAGTTGTTTGTTGAAAATAAGTTTAGGGAATAATAATGCCCCTCAACTAACCAAGGAATTCTACATAACTATTCTTATTTTGCCTAAGTTGGGGGCCAACTATTAAAGAGTATATGGATAAACACATGAAGCAATATAAGTCGATAAATGGTCTGCACTTCTTTGATTAAGATGTATATCAAACCCGTTATTCAGAAACAATTCTCCAAATTCTTGTCCTGAACTATTGACATATCGCACGTTAATTCCAGAGTTCTTGTCGCTGCGAAAAATTCTTATACCCATGTATTCGCATACAGATTGCATCATATCATTGTATTCACCAGCTAAATTATTATACAGATATGCTGGAGTGAACACCAAGATATTTGAATCTGGAAAATTCCTTATCAGTTCTTCTATATCATATCGCAATGCAAGTGCAAAATTGGTTAATGTATTAATCTCAATATCTTTAATATCCCTTTGTGAGAAAGCACTTTCTAAAGTACCCAGCTCTTGATTTCGGTCATTTGTATCCCCCATGATAAATATTATATCAGGTGTCGGAATTACTGAATCTTGTACATCTCGTTTCAAACGATTAATCTGATTCCAAAAAACATTATTTGCAGCAACAACTGTTGGGCCACCTGTGGCATCATTCAAATCCTCAACTGTTTCTTCGGTGTGAGTAAATTTAGCTCCACCTACACCATACGATTTTAATGTCTTAAATGGTAACTTCTTTTTAAACTCTGAAATCCAATTTCCATACGTTCCACTTTGGTCAGTCCAACTATCTCCAAGTATAGCCATCGTTTTATCAATAGTATTTGAAGTAGTGCTATTTTCCAATACTGTTATTCTATTGTCAAAATCTTCAAGGTCATATTCTTTTTCAATGTAATATCCTGAAAAGCCTATTGATAAAGCACCATTCGCTCTTTGGTCGCTGTTAGATAGTTGACTGTCAATACTTATGCTCCCACTGATGCCAAAAAGGAATCCACTACCATTGTCATTGCTATATTTGATATTAACATTTGGGATAATTAAGAATCTATACCCTTTAGGTAAGTAGATATTAACATCAACTTCTTTTTTAGCACCAGTCTCAACTGAACCTATGTTTATTGTTCCATAGGATTCTTTAATTATAAGACTTTCGTCTACTGAATATAGTTCTATTTTTGCTGATTCTGATGATACGTTAGGTATTATAATCAACTTTTGAAAAGTAACATCATGGCCAAAAGTTCTATTCATAATCGCCTTTTGCGCTCCGAAATTGACGGAAGCAAAACTCGTTTCATCATATTCTATTTTGGCTTTATCTTTAAACTTTTCTTCTATTTCTAAACTGATTTCTTCAGCATTAGTTGATTTTTGTAACGCATTTGAAGCATTATCTGATGCAACGGATAAATTATTTGATATTTCCTTAATGTCAAATTTAGATTTTACCTCATAACCAAACAAAGATAAACTTATACATCCTTGACTAATTATAATTCCATCAGACAATGTATTCCCTATTCCTATATTTTTAAATGCGTAATAAAATCCGTCACCTCCAGTTCCACCATATTTTAAAGTCAAATTTTTAGGAACAAATAGCAATCTATGCTGCGCTGGAACATACGCATAAAAATCATATTCGTACAAATTATTTGCCTGTGCATCATTACAAGATATGTACCCTAAATATTTTGTAACTACCCCATCGTTATTGACAAGATATATATCAATACCTGCTGCACCATTACTATTTTCATAAGGAGTAAAAGAGATTTTTGTTATCCATATAGCATTTTCATACAGCACATTGAAATAAAAATTATCTTTAAATTTGATTGTTGCTGCTTCGCTTTTTTCATAGCTAAACAATACCCTATCTTCTGTTGCAGCCGTAGCATCAAATTTTGCTTTTTCGATGTCCTGAATTGTTTTATTATCTAGCTCGGTAAGTTCTTCCTTGGTTGCATACCCGGCATCTATGGTACCGCGGAAAGCCCATCCGGGGTTCTGGAAACTGAAGACCTTGCCGTTATCTGCGGAGTCCTGGTCTGACTGGTTGTAGATGTTCACCAGCATGCCGCGACGGAGAAGGACGCCTTTGTCGTCCTTCGGTGCGGTGGAGTCTGCTTCCATGGCTGACACGGATGTGTAGGTTTTGCGGATTCCCAGTGAGCTTCCGTTAATCTCCACATTCTCGATGTATTCTACTATGTCGTTGCTCAGCTGGCCGACTTCTTCCGGCGTTACTGAGTCTATCTTAGTCTTTTCTGCGAGCGCGATGGCGCGTTTTTTTAAATCTGTTGCTGTCATATTATTCAATATCTTTCTTCATACCAAATTCCCAATATCTCATATCTGAATGTTCCTTGACCACTATACCCTTCTGTATGATATTCAAGAATCATATCATAATTTTCTGACCCTCTATCATAAAAACCTACTCGCACATCATCGTAATAATTTTTTGTTAATTCTGATCCATAAGTAGTATACGATTCTCCAAAAAGTGATGGAGTGCTACCTTGAAAATCAAAAACTACTTGACTTTTATCAGCGAATACAGTTCTTGTTTCTTTTCTATTTCCATCAGGAGACAAGCATACTGTAACCATAGCAAAGGATATATTCTTTGGTACAATGTTTTTTATATCAAAAGTTCCGTATTCCCCTTCTTTTGTTTGATTTATTTCTTTATAAATTAATCCTCCAGATATTTTCAGATTCTTTAACATCTGTATTCTTTCTGAATCAGATAGCTGCTGTTCATAAACAGAAAGAGATTTGGCACGTTGAGCCGTCTTTAAGTCAATCCATGCCACTGAGCCGCTAGTGTCCGTACTCAAGTATGCTTCATAATCCACATATACTTTATGCTTTTCAGAATTTCTGAAGGTTCTTTCACTAGTTTCTTTTTTACGGAAGCAAAGCTTGTTGTTCCCAATCTCACCAAGTGCGGTAACTTTATATACATCTCCGTTAATTACCACTGCACCTTCCACCACTGTAGTTCCGGAAAGTGCGCCATACAGAATGTATGTGTCACCGATAGACTTGTTCATGCAAATTATTGCTTCTTTAAATGCTTCCTGAAGGAAAGCAAGGTCTTTTGTAAAAACAGGTTGTCCTCCTGTGTAGGTCGCCATCTCTTTAATCATACTGGTATATATTAATATCAAACAATCGGCCTGCGGGTTTATTGTATTCCACTATCGCCTTAATTTCTTCAATTCTGTCTTCCAGGTAAGAAGGAACATTTACAATGAATCTTAGTAATTCGTTCACTTCTCCGTCTGAAAGATAAGTTACATTTTGACTGTCTTCATCATAGAAGTATGTCGGAGTGTCTTCTTCATCATACAAGTACACGGTTTCAGGAATCCCTTCGATGTTGTTGTCAGTGATATAAATATCCTTGTTCTGCAACAGGAAGTAATCATTCAGTGCCTTCTCGATGTAGATTACCTGTCCGTTCACGCTCAGCCGGCTGTCGCACAGTTCACGATACTTCATCAGCTCATCGTGAAGGTACGATATGGGAAGCGTGAGCACCTTCAGAAACGCAAACATCTTCTTCTTCCTGAGAGGAGGAGGAAGAAGAAGAAACGCAAACTTGAAAATGTCAATTTTGTACCACATAGCTTACTGTATTAGATAGATCTTCTGCAATGAAGCAGCCGGACTCTGCCGTATAGTTGTTTCCTGTGACCACTGCATACGATTCGCCGGTGCTTGTCTTTGTCTGCACGGTACCCAGTTCCACATCGGTCACTCCCTGCACGTTCTGTATCGCGTCTACGCACTTGGTCTTGTTAAATGTTCCTCCGTACACTATTCCAGCCAGATAGGCGTTAATGGCATCCTCTACGGGTTTTCCTCCACCGTCTATGCGTGTTCCGTCTGAAGTGAGAATCTGAGGGTCGTAGTACACCTTTACGGAAATCTTGATTTTATCGGCCGGAAGACTTCGTATGCTGAGGAATACACCTGCTATTTTAACGCTGTTCATGTACGATTTAAAAGCCGTTAGAACGTCTTCCGAAAGCGGTGTGGGAAGATTGTTTTCCTGACCGGATACAAGTATCTGTATCGTGTTGCCTGCATCCTGTACGGCACAGTATTTTACCACCTGCTTGGCCGTATCTGCCACCGGATAGCGGAAAGCGTGCGTCTGTTCGTCATACTCCAGCGCGTCGCCGTACTGGAAAGCGAGTACCTGGGCGTGATACCAGCGGACGGTAGGAACGATGCTCTGTGCAATGCGTTCGTCTACGTCCTGCTTGTGGGCATCAAACATGACTTCCAAGGCGTAAGTACAGGCAGCCACGATGTAGATAAGAATATTCTCGATGGATACGGTGCTGAAGGTGTTTTCCCATGTGGCATCTTCTCCCGTGATGCCATACGCTTCGCGCAAGGTGTTGTCCTCCATGAAGCGGTCGGTCATCGTCTTTTTTATTTCTGCGATTGTTCTTGCCATATCATACAAACTGTTCTGTGAATTGTTCCGTGAATATCTTCAGCCGCACCTCGCTGTCGGATGTCTCGGAGGTGGCGGTCGACACATTGTTAGCCTTGCAGTATTCCTGCATCTCCCGGTTTATAACCAGGTCCGGCAAACTGACCGTCATGCCGGGCGTAAGTTTTTCCGTGGGGCTTATGTCGTTCTCGCGTGCCAGGATGAAGACCCCTGCGAGGTCTCCATATTCCTGTATGGCGATGTCAAGAAGTGTCTGATTAGGTAGCACCGTCACGTTCATGTCTTTTTCCTCCACATTATCCTTATGAGTATCAGTATCGCGCCTGCCCAGATAATTGCCGTAGTGTACCAGGGCTTGGACTCCTTTCGTTCCGCTTTCACGGTAGATACTTCCTGCTCTATATGCTGCATCCTTCTCTGTATGTTCGTGATTTCCGCATACAAGCTTTCTATCTTCGTATCGGTCTGCGAGGTATCCATTCTATCTTCCTGGGTGCTGCTGTTTACAGACCCCGTCGTTACGCTGGTAGGATATTGCTTGCCGGTAGAATCAGGCGGTGAATACTCCGTGCGTTCCCAGCTTGCCGTAACCTCCTCCAGCTTCTGCCACCAGCTGTAGGAAAGTTCCTTAATCATCTCCTGCGTATGCTGATAGCTGCTGTCCGATACCTGCGTGTCGGTCTTCGTATCCGTCTGCTTGTCGGTGGTGGCATCCAGCTTCATGGGAGGCTGAGACTTGCAGGCCGTCAGCATCAGTGCCAGGGCTACAAGCAGCAGAAAGCTTTCCATCCACTTGTATGCCTTATCGAGTAGTCTTTCCATCATAACAGTATCAGATTGATAAAAATGATAATGAATCCGGTTATCTCGAGCCAGAACGCGGGCCTTGCATATACTATCTTTGTCAAAATACCTGTCTGCATGTTATCGGCCATCACGTGCCGCACGATGTAGACTATCGGAAGAAGCCAGGTAATCAGCAGCCATGGATTCGTACATGCCACCCATGCCTGCGTACTGATCAGCAGAAGTGCGGTACCGCAATAATGAATAATTCCTTCCGTTCGTTCCTTGAATCGTGGTGAAAGTGTAATGATTATCATTCCTATTAATGCCAGGAACACGAGGAACTGAATGTTTTCAGGCGTGCGTCCTACTGCGGACACGAAGAACGTAAATCCGTTAAGCCCCAGGCAGACGGAAAACCATTTCGGGTGCTCCAGCCGGTAATAGGTCTCTGAGATTGAATAAGGAATACCGCCTGTCTTGTAGATTACCACTGCGGTATAAATGGCGAAAATCAACGCCGATATGATTCCGAAGATTGTTTCCATATTGATTCTTTTTAAAGTTCTACAAAGCTTTCCATCCATCCAGCACATCCTGCTGCACAGCCGGAATACCGTTTTCCACCAGGCTGATAGCAGAAGCAAAAGCGCACATCGTCGCCTGGTCGTTCACATCGGGTTCGAATGTGGTAGGCACCTGCATTTCCCTGCACACGGCTGAGATGTAGCCCGATGTGTGATTCTCCGTAGCGGGTGCCCAGCGGTTGATGTATTCCGCGATGGTGCGGCATCCGTGCAGACGGTGGTAGTTCTGAAGCGTGCGGATCAGTGCGCGATAGCCCCACATGGGAGCAATGAACTGGAAGAATGTTCCGTCCGTCTGTTCCTGTCGAAGTCCCTGCCATTTATCTTTACTCAGCCGGATGTTTCCGGGATTATTGTTGCGTAAACCTCTTGGTAACTGTGTCATTTTGTTTCCTCCTCTTTCTTTTCGTTATCTAAAAATTGTTGTAAATAAGGTATCTTCCGTACCACTTCGAAGCTAAGCACATAGTAGATGAAGTTCAGCGGCCTGGAGTGAGGGAACAGCTTGCGCATGTTCCGAAGCGTGTTCACCCCGTAGAAGTAGCACACGGCATACACGATGCCTGTAATACATTGCAAAGCCCCGTCCAGGTTCTTCATTTTCTCTCCGATAATGTAGATGCTCAGCACGATTACGTAGAACACAAACGTCTCCAGCAGGCAGTGAAAGAACTTCCGGTTGTTGAACCGTTCGTGTTTGGCTACAATGCCGGCAATAAGTCCGGCCAGACAGTTAATCGCGAAGATGAAGAAGATGACAAACACCATATCCTTCACCGGTGCGAAGTATGCCAGCGTGATGCTGAATAGCGTAGCCAGCATGTTTTTGATTCCTGTAATGATTTCCATACTTTCAGTTTTCATTTTTCGTCACATTAATAAGTCGCATCCACGCTGATACCGGAGTTCGTCACCGTCACTTTATTCACCTTCTGTCCGTCTATCTCCAGCTGCTCCCTTATCTCCGTACGCCATGCCAGCGGGTCATGATCCAGCAGCATGTCAGATATTCCTACGCCTACAGCCGGATTCTCTTTTATCTCGCCTTTGTACAGTCCGATAATGAGAGCCTGGTTCTGATACAGCACATTCCCGACAGTCAGGCCCGAACGGATTTTCCCGTCTGTGCCACGTTGTGGACGTATCATCAGGTCGTAATTTTCTTCTATTAATATCCCTTTCATCAGTGTGTCACTTTTGTATCTTCGTAATCACTTTTATTCAGTTCGCTTGCCTTTGAGGTCACCGCAGCGGCAGTTCCCGTCTGAGCAGTGGCAGAACCGGTAGTGCTCACCTGGTGAGTGTGGTTGTTGAACGTACGTACCAGTTCGTTAATCTTCTGGGTAAGCGATTCAATGTTAATCAGTCCCCCCAGCTTCCCTCCGTTGATGGTAATGCTTTCCACTTCATCTACGGCCAGCACCACCAGAAGGGAAAGGTCATTCGAAAGACTTCCTACCACTACCGCCGTGCCCACCTTGGGAACTATGAGCAGATGGCTTTCATTCTCAGCGAGAGAAGCACGCAGCCTTACACCCTCCACATCGAGCGTGCCGAAAGTTACCGTGCAGGTAGTTCCTTCCACACTCTTTACGATACCCTGCCAGATGGTAATCTCCTTTCCGGCTCCCATCATCTGCATCAGGTTGTCACGCAGTCTTCTGTATTGGTCCATATCTTTCAGCTTAATCTAATACCCAGTTCTATCGTTCTCTTTCCACCGTCCCGGCTGAATTCCGTAGTGACCGCACGTACGTAGTATCGTCCGTCCTTGTAGTCATAGTCAGGGTCGCGAAGCTCGGCCACGTATCCCGGCTCACAGTAGGGAATCATCCAGGTGGTAATCGTTCCGTCATACCCATCGAATGAAAGACGTTTCACCTCCGTTTCTCCGCGCTGCTTCATCGACGCATCATCACTGCTGGCAGAACGTATCTCCACGCGGTCGCCTCCGGTAGCACCCACTTCGTATTCCTTCACCTTTCCGTCTGGCAGAAGCGCTTTCACCACTACACGCACCTTCCGGTCTTCCGAACGGCGGTAAGTCAGGTCGCACGACTCCACGTTCAGCGAAAAGTCGTAGTACACCTCTTCACCCATTTTCGTGGCCGGAGGATGAATGTGCAGCACGTTGCCTTGCAGATAGATGTCTGCACCGCACTCTTCCTGCAACTTCTTCAGTACATCGTAGCCAGTAGCGGTATGTATCACAAACTTCTCATAGCTCCAGGTGTAGTCGCAGTCAATTTCGTATCCGCCGCCTACGCCATCTACCACCTTTTTCAACAGCGCATCGAGCGACACATTCTTCAGCACTTCATCCGGAACAGGCACACGGAACTTGAAAAGGTCGTCTTCACACTCCAGCGTAATGCTTCCGTTATCGGTTCCTATACGCTGAAGGTAGCCGGAAAACTCCTCACGCAGTCCGGTTTCCGTGTATCCAATCTTCACCGACACACGGTCGCCGCGCTTGATCATGCTTTCCACCTCCAGCGCCTTGTTATATTCCGATGCAGGAAGGGTGATTAACGCCGTGTCTGCCAGCAGCTCCACACTTCGATGTATTTCCACCTTATCCAGCATTCCCAGACGGAAATCACCTACCTGTATGTCATATCCCATCGTGTACATGTCACCTGTTGTTATTCTTCAGTAAAAGCTTATATGTGTCGTCGCTGTATGCGTTGATGGTGTACTGCTGGTTCTGTATGCCCTTCGTGAACGGAAAATCATAGCTTTCTACTACAATCTGGTTGATGCTGAATATTTCGAACAGCGGGCAGCGCACCTTCAGTTTGGCAGCCTCGCAGAAGTTACGAAGCTTCTGCACATCGTCACGCGGATAGTCGTCACGCTTCAGGTCCATCAGCGCACCTTCTATCTTCACCTGGTAATCGTCCTGCGTCCAACGTTCCTTTATGGAACCCCTTATCTTTCCCTTAGACACCTGACGACGGACGATAATGTTTCGTCCGGTCAGCGTAATCAGCGGCTCGATAGGAACCAGCCACCAGTCTTCCTGGTCCACCAGAGATATTTCCAGCGGAAAGCGCATCGGAACGCCCAGCGCGTTGGTACGTACCATATCCTCCAGCTCCGCCTCTTCCAGCATCATCAGTTCGTCGTATCCCGACGGATCCTGACGCGTTACTACCGGTTGATTGAAGAGCCAGTACGGAGGCACTTTCAGCCCCGTGGTACGTGCGGCAATATTTCCTAATATGAATTTACTTACACTCATCTTGCGCTCGACATTGCGGTTTCCAGACTTCTGTTCATAGCCTCCAGTATCACACGCTGTATTTCGGTGGTATCGGTCTTATCCATCATCGTCACGTTCAGGTAATCGAAGAACTTGGTAATGTTTACGGTTATCTGCGTGTTCCTGGTTCCTCCGGCGGTGATTTCGTTGGCCTTTCCACCATCGGATGCAGGTACCGTTCCGGGTGTTCCGTTTGTGCCTGCTCCTGAAGGTGAAGTGCCTGCCATGGCTTCCGGGTCGGATATAGCAGCCTCCTTGGCTTTCTGACGGCTCTGTTCACGCCTCAGATTGTCATCATACCATATAGAAGTACGTGCAGCCGTTCTTTGCGTAGCCTTGACCAGCTTCACCGTACTGTCTACTCCGTAGAATTTTTTAGCTGTATCCTGTGCCGATTCCCATGCGCCTTCAAAATCACCTTTCACCAGTTTTACAAGAGCCTTTCCTGCAGAACCGATAGCACCGATAAGTTCCCAGAAACGGTCAATCAGGTAGCGCTTCAGGTTTGTGCCAAAATCCTTTATAGTCTGCCATGCCGTAAAAATGAAAGCACGGAATCCGGCAAACTTATTCCAGCAGTACACCACCGCAGAAGCCAGCGCAAGAACCCCCGCTACAATAAGTCCTATAGGATTCATTGACATGGCAATGTTCAGCAGCTTTTGTGCCTTTTCGGCTGCAATTAAAGCGGTAACCTGTGCCCACTGAGCGATAGTCCACCCTTTCAGTATGCCTGTGCTGATAAACATGTAAGTGTTATATCCTGCCCATGCAGCTGTAAGAGGAATAACAATACTCAAAAGCCAGTCCATATTATTACCAATCCATACCACCATGCCAGAAGCTCCTTTGATAATGGGAGTAGTTAGCTGAAGAATAGTATTTAGTCCGTTCATTGCAGGGATAAGAGCAGGCTGGATAATCTGATACATTTCCAACAACTTTTTATTAAAATCACCTGCAAGTTGCTGCAACCTACCATAAGGAGTTTTTGCAATTTCATTAGCCATGTTATAATACTTACCGCCTTCACTTGTTGCACGCTGAAATGCCTGTCTCATCAACTCGAACGATACATTACCTTTTGACATCTCATCACGCAGCACACTTATAGATTTCCCTGTAAGAGCCGAAATATCAAGCAAAGGGTTATAACCGGCATTAATCAGCTGAAGCAAGTCCTGACCTTGCAGCTTACCAGCAGAGGCTACCTGACCAAACACCAGGGCAAGCTGCGACATACGGTTCTTGTCTCCCATGGCCACATCACCCAGCATCTTCAGGTCACCCATCACATTTTCTAATGGTACACCAAATCCTAGCATGGTCTTAGCAGCTTCCTGAATTCCAAGTCGATCATAAATACTATAATCTGCATAATCGTTAAGCTGTCCAAGAAGTTTCGAACCTTTCTCCATGCTTCCCGTAAGTACATTAAAGCTTACCGCCGTTTTGTCGGCATCCATACCCAGTTTTGCCACCACGCCAATTCCTGCCGTGAGTGCTACAATGGGATTCGTGAAGAATTCCGCACCAGGCAAAGACATGATAGCCGTCCGCAGCCGTCCGCCTATCGTGGTAGATAAGCGGTTGGCCGAACGGTCGGCAGCGTCCAGACGTTCCTGCATACGGGTAACTTGTCCTATTACCCCGTTGTCACGGCTTCGTATGTCTATAAGGAATTGTAGAATGTTCATAACTTGTTGGCTTTAGCTTCTTGTTTCCGGATGTCGGCCAGCTGGGCAATCGTTTCAGCCCACTGCTCATCGCTCAGCGTATCAGGGTCCAGATGCAGGTAATACCTCAACAGCGTGTTGTGATAGCCAATCCAGTTGGCTTTTACACTACCGTCTGCACGGTCTACAACTTTTTTAATTCGGCCTCCTTCGCCTCCATCATTCCCTGAATCTTTTCGGCCACAGCGAAGAAGTAGGCATCATCGTCCCTCATCTCCTTGTCACCGTCAATCCAGCAGTTATTCAGCAGGGCCTCATTCATTTTTACGGCATCCTTACCACCTGAACTGGCAGCCAGCGCATACGAAAGGTCTTTCCGGTTTGGCTTGCGCAGCACACACTTCTTATCTTCTACCGTAATCTCAAACACGTTGTTTTCACCGTGCTTTTCTTTCCACTCTTTGAGCTGTTCTTCTGTATATTGAAACATCTTTAAATACTGTTTAAAAAGGGTTATACATAATTGTTCTTGATGTTGAGAGCGATTCCAGGAAGCTCATGTTCTGAAAACTTGTCGCCCTGGTTCATACCTTTTGGAACTTCCGTGATTTCGTTTCCTTCAATCAGGTCCGTTTTAATCACATCTCCTTTAGAAGGATTACCATAGGAAACAACCACATTGAATGAGGCATCCAGCACATCGCCACCTGAAGCGGCTTCAATGGCCTCCAGTTCACTCTGCAAAAGCGTGAGGCTTGTTTCGTACGACTTGTTACCTCGCTGAATGCTGTGCGGCTTGTTTCCCTTTGCGTACAGCGCTTCCTTTTCCTGTTTCTTCACGTAGGAAATAGCGCGAATCTTAGTCACCGGACGACCTGCCACGATGGCCGTAATATCGCTCCATTCGTATTCTTTACTGTTAAATATGTCCATAGTCGTTATGAGTTAGTCTGTACATCAAATCCAAGTTCTACCTCAATCTGTCTTGCGTATCCATACGGACGCACTTTGAGCGTCATCTTTATGGTAGATGTAGCCAGTACGTTCTGCGTCGGATCAATGTAGCAGGTAGCACCGCTTTCACCGGCAGAAGTGTCCGCACTCAGTTCACCGTTAGCCGTCATGCTGGAGTTGATGGCACCTTCCACAGCAGCCTGCCAGCTTTTCAGGATTCCGGCCTGCATGGTTCCGTCCTGGTTTACGTAGACTTCATCGAGAAGGTAATCCAGCAGCGTATCGTATGCAATACGGTATGCCTTGTCAATTACACGTCTGTTTGTGATATGTGCGTAGTCGTCGGTAGGATCTACACACAGACGGTCGTCCGTGTAGAAGTATCCTGAACGGCCCACATGAATACGCGGGGTAATGTAACCTTTGTCGTAGATGGTAGCCACATCGTCCATGCTGTCTTCCACGGTGTTCTCACCGATATACATCACGGTTGGATACAGCGCACCGTCTCTCACACGTCCTATGTTACGCTGCACTGGGCTGGATGCCACACGGCCTGCAAAAATTCCCATAGCCGCACCTTTACTTGCCGATTCTATATCGCCAATCACGATGGCCACTCGATTGTCTTCACCGTCGGACAAGTCTTTCAGTGAAGCTGCATCCTTATAACTTCTTCCTTCCAGTGCGATGAATATAGGTGCATAGAGTTCCGTGGTAGCCCATTCTGCCAGCGCCTGCGCCTTAGGCAACGCGGTAAATACGTCAGGGTCGAGTCCTTCCGTAGCTTCCACTTCTTCCGCATCCGGGTCGCGAGCAATGACCAGCGCACGAAGCTCACCTTTCTGGCTTTGCAGCAGGCCGCGTAACGGTCCGCTGTCCTTGTCGCACAGATCGGTCATTTTCGTAGTCTTGGCCACCGCATACACTACCACTTTCGTACCTTCTTCCGCTTCCTGGTAGAATTCCTGTACCATCTTATACAGTCCGGCGTTGTTTTCTTTTGTCACGCCAAGGTCTTCCAGTCCGGTAAGGCGGTAAATCGTGTAGGGAGTATTCAGCTTGAATGTTTCGGATACAGCTGTTCCCCCGCACACCAGTGCCAGCAGGCCGTCTTGGCTTTCGGCTACCGTGCCAAGCTGACCTGTCAGAAACTTAATGGAGATTTTGGGTAATGCCATACGCGTTCCTCCTATTCTCCTGCTGCATCCTGTACCAGTGCATACACACCTTTCTTGTCGTTGCGACGGATGGTTCCACCCACACGAATAAGGAAGGAATAGATGTCACCGTAATACAGAGGGTTGTCTGTACTGTCAAACATCTTTACTTCTCCCAGTGCACGGCTCAGGCTGTTTGTCTGCCATGCCAGACCGGCTGCGTTGTCGCTTGTTTCGCCAGAAACACTCCACTTTGTCAAAGTTCCACCGGTTGCATAACGGAGTACCTGCGAACGCTGCATCACATTGAATGAGAACAGCTGTCCCAAAATACCTCTCTGTGCATCGGCCGATGCAAAGAACGCACGCTGGTCGCCTTCTGTCAGGTCGTCGAGCAACTGTGCATACATATAGGCATCAAGAAGCAGGTAACGTCCTTCCTGGGGAATGTTGTCAGCATTGAACTTTGTCATCAAATCCAATACATCAGCTTTTACAAGCGCCTTACGTTCTCCGGTTGCGTCCTTAGTATGTGCCGTTACTTTTTTTGTTCCAGAAGTACGTACAAAGTGAGTGCTGTCTGGTGCCCAGTTGTACAGCATCTGTTCAGCCGCTTTTTCAATCAGTTGCAAACGGTCCTGACTGATTACACTGTTACGCTTGCTGTAGCTAAGTTCCACCGTTTCTGCATGTGGAATACGGATAGGGTCTGTAGTCAATTCGTTCAGCGAATATTCTACATCCACATCGGTACGAGTCTTTACCTCAGCAGGAAGACTGGAACGGTCAATTTCAACCGCACTCGGAGCACCCGCATTCGGAATATGCACTTTCTTTCCCATGTTAACGTACATATCGTCGTTAACCGCCTTACTCATAAATGAGTTGTCGGCAAACAGACCTTCGATGATCGTGTTCTGCCAGAGTTCTCTTTGAATAGCCATAGTTATTTACCAAATTTTTCGTTATACTTCTGTTTGTACAGTTCCGGATACTGGTTTTTCAGTTCAGCCAGTCTTTCTGCCTTGTCAATCTCATCCCAGCTCATGTTTACCAGGTCGTTCTTTCCTGCTCCTCCTGCGCCGCCTCCTGTCTGAAGAATATCTTCTACGCGTACAGTTCCTTTCTTCGGCATTTCTTCAATCGCCTTTCTGGTGTTGGCTTCGTCAGACATCATCAGATTAAGGAATACAGGAACCTGCTCTTTAGTCAGTTTTCCTTCCGCTACCGCCTGATTCAAGAAAGCCTGGTGTGCGGTTTTCTTGCTTTCCGCAATCTGGTTAGTAAGTTCTGTTACCCTTGCTTCGAGAGCAGGCACCTTTGCCGCCTGATTCTCCATGGTGGTAATGTGTTTCAGCATGTCTTCTTCATTGGCCATATTGGCGAATGAGGAGCGTTTTTTCAATTCTTCGAATAAAGCCATATCTCTTGTTTTTTGTGGCTCGTTGAGCCGGTTCATAAAATAGTTATATACTTCCGTGTTGGTAGCGTTTTCGCTCAGTGCCTCTCCGGTGTCTACTATCCCGTCAATAAGGCCCATCGCAAGTGCTTCGCTGGCCGAAATCCAGTGTTCCGACCCGTCGAAATACTTCTTCCTCACTTCTTCCGCATCCATCTTGCAGCGGCTGGCAATCATGCGCGAAAGGTCATTTTCGAGCGATTCGGCCAGATCGGCCGCTTTCCGCAGTTCGTCGGCGTTTCCGTAGCTACCGCCCGACACGCGGTGCAGCATGATGCGTGCGTACTTATTCATGTAAAGAGGCTTTCCGCACAGTGAGATGATGCCCGCAATGCTGGCAGCCAGCCCGTCTATGTATATCGTTACATCAGCATCCACGGTGCGAAGCGCATTGTAGATGGCAATGCCACTGAAGACATCGCCACCGTTGGAATGTATGTGTACGTCGATTTTTCCGTATGCAGCAGCCAACTCCATCAGCTCGGCCACAACGCGCCCGCTGTCTACCTTTTCTCCGTTTCCTACATTACCGTACATCAATACGCTAACCGTTCCCTCACCGGGTATCTGATTTTTGAAAATCTTATCCATTGTTACGCTTTTTTCTCTGTGGCAAAATTCGCAATTCCCAGTAAGGTACAGAAAGCTGTTTTTCAGCGTGCTACGATAATGTGGCATGATGAAAACCAGCTTTCACGCTCTCACCTTATTACAAGAAATTTGCTCCGTAATGAATTAATTATCGACTATGGCAGATTTGAAAAGTGAACAGAAAAAGATGCTGGCACGCGAAATCTACCTGCTCGGAAGCTACACCTACGAGGAGATAGCGCAGAAGGTAGGCGCACAGCGTCAGACTATCAGCCGATGGGCAAAGGCCGGAAACTGGGACAACCTGAAGGCCGGAATGACCGTGACACGCGAGGCGATACTGAGCAGAATGTATCAGCACCTTAATAACATGAATATGGCCATTCTGGAGCGTGAACCGGCCAAACGTCAGCCGGATACGAAAGAAGCCGACGTGATGGTAAAGCTGGCAGCCGCCATCAAAAGCATGGAAACAGATGTAGGCATCAGCGACATCATCAGCGTGGGAATGCGTTTCGGTGAGTTCCTTCGCCGCATCGATCTGGAGAAAGCAAAAGAGTATGTAAAACTGTGGGACGTGTTCCTGAAAGAACAGATTAAGTGATATGGCTACCTACGAAGAAAAACAGAAGCTGAAGGAATGGGAAGAATACCGCCGCGACATTGAATGTGCCACGCCCGTAGAGGTGAACATGACGGAAGCGGAGAAAACCAAGAAGAAAATGTATCTGGAGGCTCACCCCGTGGAATGGATACAGTATTTCTTTCCCATGTATGCCAAGTATCCTTTTGCCAAATTCCAGATTAAGGCCATTAAGCGCATACTGGAACACGACGAATGGTTTGAAGTGCTGAGCTGGAGCCGTGAGAGCGCAAAGAGTACCATTGTGATGTTTTGCGTGATGTATCTGGCACTGACCGGACGAAAGAAAAACGTCATCCTGGCAAGTGCCACAGAAACCAGCGCGGAGAAGCTGCTACGTCCGTATAAGGGTAACTTTGAATCTAACGGACGCATCAAGGCTTTTTACGGAGACCAGCCTGTCATAGGACAGTGGACCGACACGGAGTTTGTATGCAAGTGCGGATGTGCGTTTACAGGCGTGGGCGCGGGTAACGCTCCCCGTGGTACCCGTAACGGTGCGGCGCGTCCGGATGTGCTGCTGGTGGACGACTTCGACACCGACGTAGACTGCCGTAACCCCGATACGCTGAACAAGAAGTGGAAGTGGTGGGAAAAAGCCCTGTATCCTACGCGTTCCGTGTCTGAGAAAACACTGGTTATCTTCTGCGGAAACATCATCGCCAAAGACACCTGCGTGGCACGAGCCGGTGCCATGGCCGACCACTGGGACATAGTGAACCTGGTAGACAAGAACGGCAAAAGCAACTGGCCCGAAAAGAACACACAAGAAGCCATAGAGCGAATCCGCAAAAGCATCAGCAAGGCGGCCTACGAGGGGGAATACATGAACAACCCCGTGACGGAAGGAAACATCTTCCACAACCTGCCCTACGGGAAAGTACCTCCGCTGAAGAAGTTCAAGTTTGTGGTAATCTACGGCGACCCTGCCTACAGCAACAGCAAGAACAAAGCCAGCTCCACTAAAGCCGTATGGGCGTGCGGAAAGATACGCAGCACCTTCTACATCATCAAGGGTTTTGTAGGCCGTGTCACGAATGCGGAGTATATCGACTGGTTCTACCAGCTCCGAAAGTACATCGGAAGCCAGTGCACAGTTTACTGTTACCAGGAAAACAATACGCTTCAGGATCCTTTCTTTGAGCAAGTTTTCAAACCACTTATCCGTGAGCAGAACGAGCAGCGGAAAGATAACCTCTACATCAAGGGAGACGGACGCAGCAAAATGGATAAGGCCACACGTATAGAGGCTAACCTGGAACCCATCGACCGGAACGGCATGTGGGTATTTAATGAAGAAGAAAAGGATAACCCGCACATGAAGGAACTGCGCGAACAGTTCAGCCTATTCGAGCTTTCCCTTCCGTATCCTGCCGACGGACCCGACTGTATAGAAGGATGCTTCAACATAATCAATGAGAAAATAAAAGAACTCGACCCCGGTGTAACCATCGGCTACAGCGAGTTCAAAGATAGTAACCCTTTTTCATGGTGATATGAACAACTTTATAGAACTTACCGACTACGATGCCACGATACACCGTGACATTCTGGACAGCCTGCTGCGCGAAGAATCCGGAAGCAGTGCCGTGATTGAAGTCTGCGAAAACCGTGCCATCGCTACCGTGCGCAGCCTGCTGAACAGCCGATACGACTGCGATGCCATCTTCTCCGCACAAGGCGAAGAACGGAACGTGCTTATCCTGAAAATCTGCCTTGACATTGCCGTGTATGAGATATTCTGCCAGCACAACCCTTACAAGATGTCAGACATAAGGAAGGAACGGTATGACGACGCGATGCAGTTCCTTCGCGATGTGCACGACTTTAAAGCCAACATAGAAGGACTTCCCGAACTTCCTGCCGAAACGCAGACCGACAACAGTCCCTGGCAGATAGCCAGCAACGAGCCGTGGAATTCCTACTTTTAATCAACTTTTAAAACCCTTTTAAACTATGGCCAGACCAAAGAAAAAACGCCGCATCACAGAAGGCGGATACACCCAGATAACACCTGCCTATACCACCGGACCCTACGCCCGTGTGGAACCCGACATCATCCTACAGATGCCGGAACTGTTCTACTTCGATATGTCGTCCTACATCAGTGCGCTAAACGCTGCCAAAGCCATCGACTTCTACAACCGCACACGCTTGTATGACATGTACGAATCGGCCATGCTTGACCTTCACCTGGGCGGTATCATCGAAAAGCGGAAGGTGGGTGTAAGCCGCATACCTATCGAGTTCCGTCGCGACGGGAAGCCCGACGACAACGTGAACAAGGAAATCCGTTCGCCCTGGTTCCGCAAGTTTGTGAAGGAAGTGCTCATGTCTAAGTTTTACGGATACAGCCTGTTCCAGTTCTACCGTGGCGATGACGGATTCATAAACTACTACCATGTGCCCTACAAGCACTACGACCCCGTACGCCGTGTCATCCTGAAGTATCAGAGCGACACGGAAGGAATACCCGTAGATGCCTTTGAAAACATGCTGTTCGTGGGCGACAACCCGCGCGACCTGGGAATGATGGCCGAACTTCTTCCGATGGTGCTCTACAAGCGCAGCAACTTCGGGAACTGGAAACAGTTCTGCGAAATATTCGGTATGCCCATACGTGAGTACACCTACGATGCCGGAGACGAAGAAGCACGCAGCCGACTGATTCAGGACGCACGCCGACAAGGAGCCAACGCCGTGTACATCCATCCCAAGGAAAGCAGCCTGAACCTGATAGAGAGTGTCAACAAAAGCGGTACGGTAGACCTGTACGAACGCTTCAAGGATGCCTGCAACACGGAAATGTCCGTCCGCGTGCTGGGTAATACGCTGACCACCGATGCCAAGAGCACCGGCACACAGGCACTTGGTACCGTACACCAGGAAGAAGAAGACATGCTGAAGGCCGACGACCGCGACTTTATTCTCGATGTGCTGAACTACAATATGACGGACATATTCAACGCACTGGGTGTAAACACGGAAGGCGGTGAGTTTGTCTACGTCAAGAACCGGAACCTGAATCCTAATCAGCAGGTAGACGTGATTCAGAAAGTGAAAGCCATGGGTGTGCCCGTGTCTGACGACTACATATACGAAGTGCTGCTAATTGACAAGCCGTACGACTACGAACAGCAGAAATCCGAAATCAAGGCGCAGGAAGAAGCCAACCGCAAGCTACAGCAGGAGATGGCCAACCAGATGGAAAAACCGCAGGACACGGAGCCGAAACGAAAGTCAGACCGACGCATGAACATGGATAACGAGTCAAAAGCCTGGTACGAACGGGCGCGAACCGACTTCCGCAACTGGTTGAGCGATTTTTTCGGAGTAGCCCCGAAAAAGAAAGACGGGGCTTTGCCGTTTTAATGGACAACCTCTACGGTGAACGCTGCGGCGTGTGCGGAGGTTTTCATAATCAGCTGGAGCAGGGTATCGAATTCAGCAAGGAAGCCCTCACACAGATGCTGCGCGATATCTACGACGGGATGAACGTGCGCGACGACATACAGCGTGATGCGTTCGAAGAAACGCTTCGTCTGTTCAATGAGGCCACCGTAGAAGGACTGTCTGCTTCCAGCTATCCTACAGGCGATGAACTGTTCCTTGAACAGCTTCGCACCAATAACGAAGTGTTCTCTGCATTCCGCACTCACCGTATGCAGAATGACCTGGCCGCACAGCTTATCGACAAGGACGGAAAGCTGAAACCCTTTGAGCAATGGCTTGACGATGTGCAGAACATTACGGATCATTACGTAGTGCGATGGCTTCGCACGGAATATGACACCGCCATACTTCGCGCCCATCAGGCGGCAGACTGGAAGCATTTCGAGGAATACAAGGACGTATTGCCGAACCTGCGGTGGATGCCTACCACTTCGCCCGATCCTGACATAGCGCACAAGCAATACTGGGAAGCAAAACTAACCCTTCCGGTAAACCATTCCTTCTGGGCTCGCCATCGCCCTGGTGACAGATGGAACTGCAAGTGCTCGCTCGAAGCGACCGACGAACCGGCCACCACCGGCGCAGTAGGCGACTTCAAGCCCGTTCCTTCCGTCCCCGGACTGGATAACAACCCCGCAGATGACGGAAAGCTGTTCAGCGACTCGCATCCGTATATCAAGGAAGCATATCCAGGAGCAAAGAAAGCGGTAGAAAAAGCCGTCGCTAAAAAGACAAAGTTTGACTACAAACAGTTTGTCTTGGATAATAACATAGCCCAAAAAGTAGAAATAACTCCTAAGAAGTCTGAGGAAGAAGTATTCCAGAAGATACTGAATCAGCTCAACCTGAGAATGAAAGAATTCAATATTCCTCCATTCTCTGAGATAGGAGCACCAAGAAGTAAAAAAGCTTTAGCGTCATGGGATGATTCGGATAACAGTCTCAATTTTAATCTTAGCTTACTGAATAATCCTAAAAAGGTATGGGATAAACTAGAGGAATTCAGAACAAAGAAAGGAATGAAGTATAATACCATATCGAGCGTAGAAGATTTAGTGAGAGATGTCGTAGACCACGAACTGGGGCACAAGCTTTTAAGTCTATATCACATGAGGATGGATGCTATAGATACATTCGGAAAGGCTGGAGTAACCATAGACGGAAGAAACGAAGTGAGTGAAATGGGTTATTATTCTTCAATAGAAGAGCATGAATACTTTGCCGAAGCGTTCGCCATGTATATGGGTCCTGAAAGAGATAAGATGGGACCTTTGACAAGAGGTATGATTGAAAGATTAATTGCTAAAGCCAAAAAGAAATGAGTTCACCCGACATTCAAAAGCAAGTAGAAAACGCTGTAAGGCGTCTGAACACGCTCTACACCCGCACACTTCCCGTCAAGGTTGGAACAAAAGCCGTATCGCTGACGAAAAAACGCTTCTCTGAAAGCGCTTTCAACGGCAGAGCATGGCAGGAACCCTACCGACGCAAACTGAGCTTCAAAGGAGCGCAGGCCAGCTACAAGACGCTTCTTTCCGGAACCAACCATCTGCGTGATGCCACCTACTTCAAGCCGGAACCCGGAAAGGTGTACATACGTAACCAGGTGGACTACGCACAGATTCACAACGAAGGAGGAAGCATTAAGGTAACGGCCAAGATGAAGCGGTACTTCTGGTACCGTTACGCCGCAGCCAAAGGCGCACGTCTGACGAAAAAGCGCGGAGGACTGAGAAAGACCAAAGGAAACGAAGCGCTGACACGCGAAGCTATGTTCTGGCGAAACATGGCCCTGAAACGTGAAGGCTCGCTTATTCGTATGCCTCGCCGCCACTTCTTCGGACCCGACGCAAATATGTCGAAAGAAATTCGCAAGATAATCGAAAGAGAATTGCAACTATTTGTAAAGAATTATGGAACATATTTTAGAGAATCTCGTTAACTACATCGGCGAACAGATGCCCGATATGAAGACCGTGGACGAAGACTACGGACAGTTGGAAATGATTGACGAAACCACCCGCGAAAGCTATCCGCTCACCTTTCCGGCTGTGCTGATAGACGCTGCGGAAACAAGCTGGAGCAATGTGTTAGGGTTGAGTCAGGAAGGCGTGTGTACGGTGCGCGTGCGGCTCATTATCGACTGCTACGACGACACGCACTACCGTAGCGGAACGGTGGAAAAGATTAAGGAAAGAGATGCCATACGACGCAGACTGCATCTGCTGGTGCAGGGTCACGAAATAGAAGGAAGTACGCTTATCCGCACAAACAGCCGATTCTATACGACAAACCATGGTATAAAGGTGTACGAGTCTACCTACACGGTGAAAGTAACGGAATACTTTACACGCGACGAACAGAAAGTGCCCGATGTGAAGATAAGCATTACCCCTGTATTAAAACGATAGCTGAAGGCTCAGCTGAATGTGTTGTGCGGAAATCTTTTTCCGCACATGTTTTTTTGCCTCGCCCGACGGCTTGAACTGGTCGTTCTTCACCATCTCACGGATAATGGCCTGAATGCGGTATTCTGATAAGAAAAAAGCTTTCGACAAGGCTTTCACAACGTCGGAATAATTACGCAGAACCGGCTCCAGTTCAAAGTAACTGTGTGCTATCTGACGGTTACGTTCTTCTATTAAATGACTGTTTCTTCCCATAAGGCTACGGATTAAGAGTTGATGCAAGTTGGCTGCTGCATTTTTGTTTCTACAAAAATACGTAATTCGCTTTAAAATACCAAATTGTCAACTCTTTATGGCGTAGCGTACCTACTTTTGCAATGTCATGACAAGTTAACTACATTATTCACACTTAAACACAAAAGATTATGGCAATTAACTACAGCGTTGCAAAGATGCTCAATCCGCAGGACCGTGAAAGCGGAGAGTACAAGTATTATGCCAAGGCACAGGCTTCCGGCTCAGTTGGTATCAACGAATTGTCGGAAGAGATAGCGTATGCCACCACACTGACCGACGGTGACGTGCTCAACGTAATTCGTGCCCTGGTGAAGCGTATTAACCTGCACATCGCAGCCGGACAGATTGTGAAGCTGGAGAACCTGGGAAGCTTTCAGGCTCAGCTTCGCAGCACGGGAACCGCCACGGAAGACACCTTCAGCCCGTCGATGATTAAAAAGGTGACTCTCCAGTTCCGACCGGGCATCGGACTGAAAGGTCAGCTGAACAAGGCGAACCTGACATTCCACAAGGTGAAGAGCCTGAAGCAGCAGGAAACAGAGGAAGAACCGCTTCCGTAATTACTGCATAGTAATTGCATAATTACTGCAAGGTAATCATTTAATTACCCCGTAGTAGCCACGTAGTTACTGCGGGGTAATTTATTCCTAATTATTTTTATTATCTTTACGAAAACACATACAACATGCACGCTATTTATTTGACAGACCTTGCACTGCGATACTTCCCGCGTTCTTCTGCACGCAGTGCCGTTACCCAGCTACGCCGCTGGATTGTTCTGAACGAGGAACTACAAAAAAGACTGGAGGAACTTCACTACAAGAAGGGGCAGCGCACGCTTACGCCTTTGCAACACGAGGCAATATGTCATTACCTGGGCGAACCCTAAATTAATTAATAATGAATAATTAAAAATGAAAATCCCCGGCATTCTGTTTCGGTGTCGGGGATTTTTTGTTAGTCTTCGATGTAATCATCTAATAAAAGAAGATCTCTCATGTAAATGTCTCTTTGATACTTTGATCTAAAGTCATCCCTAAGAATTTTCCAACTTCTTGGATGTTCTGCCTTTTTGCATTTTATAGCATGCTTATTTGTATCGTCAGCTCTTATAATAACAAAACCTGATTTACATACTTTTTCTTGATCGTTTGCGTTCATAACTTTAGTATATATTAAATCCTTCAGATTGTTCACAAAATTCTGCCATTGATTCAACTTTTTGTAAAAATTCTTCACTTGGAGGTTCAGACATTTTTCCAAAAAGTGACATAATCACAACTTTTTCTGATTCTGTCTTTTTATCCCATTCCTTTCTTAAACCTCTTTTTACAAATACATATCCTCTAAAAAGTCGAGCCATAATCAATGCCTCTTCTTTAGAAACAGAAAAACCATCGTTACTTACCGGACTTCCATCATTACGAGAACCATCATATATATATTTACCTGGATCAAAAGTATTTTTCCCATAATTAAACAAATATCCAGCGCCTGTCTCTTCTAAAATAGTAGGCCATGTAAATATCATTCCAGATTTACTGTATATTCCCTTGTTTATAGGTATCAAATCATATCCCATATAATTAACTTTTTACTGTATAAGTATCTTCTTCACATGATTCGATTCTCATGTCTATCTCACTCTTTACATCTTCGAGAACTTCCATCGCTCCTTCATTGGTGAAGTCTGAAAGAACCTGGTCGATGAAATCCATTATTTGTTCTTTTTCGCTCATATTATTCCTCCCAATTATCTTTTGTTCCTAATAAATGTGCGGTTTGTTCGTTGTATGGTATGCAAAACATATAGTTCATACCACAGCATCTGTACTTATGAACTTCGTCAGTTATATTGCTAAAAAATGATGCTTCCCATTTACATGTTTCTGACTGACGAACTAATACCTTATCAAACGGCTTGAATTGGATTTTCACAAATGAAGTAATTTCTATGCTTAAATCTTCTCTATTTCTTATATCCTTATCTTCCCAAGATTTATATTTACCATCATTAGTATATAATGCCGATTGTTCAGATATACCGTTTTCAACAAAACACGCTAATGGATACTTTTCAGACATGGATATATAATTCCAAGATACAATACGTACATTTGCTCCATCATTTCTTAAAATCCTACCTTCTATCTCACCATTCATTATTTTTTTAGCTAATTCCAAATTAAAAGGAATTCTTACTACTTTTTTTCCCATCATAAATCTATTATTTCGGTTTTTAAACTCTTACGTACATCTTCCATCATGTCCAGTGTGTCGTTATTTTCTACGTTGAAACATACACCCAGCCATACGGGATTTTCTTTTGAACGCTGTACTGATAAGTCGCAGGGGCGGTTCCACTTCACCCAGAGAAACATAAACTGGCTTATTGCGCTGTAATGAATCTTCACCGCCACTCTGCGAGGTTTGAACAGGTCAGGCATTTGTTCCAGCGTGAATGAAGATGCCAAACTTTCCGTCTTCGCGTGTCATGGGGTCGCATCCTCCAAGAAGTATCGCGCGTTCCTGGCAGCGTTCATTCTCGAACACGCAATACTGACACGGATTGTCTAAGCTGGTAATATTGGCTACTTCCTGGAATTTTATCGGGGTTCCGTCTGCTAACAAACGGACTTCCCCTGGTCTCATGTCGTTAATCATCTTCCTTTTCCTCCTCAATCCAAAATGTGATTATAGGTGTATTGTAATGATTATATACCGTAATGCGGTTATCAGTTCGTTCTATCTTATGAGTTACACCAAGAATATTTTTCGAATTTCGAACTATGTACACAAAATTGTTCAAGTATCTTTCGATGATATTCATTTCTTCCTTTGCCTCCTCTTTCGTAAGAGATTTAATAGGAAATCTATTGTGATAGTATCCAGATACTTCCAATGCATATTTTGGAATAGGTTTCTTGATAAATTGTCTTTCAATTCTGTACTTTTTCATTTTACTAAGGTTTATATTTTCCAACTATATACCACTTAAATTTCTCAATGTATTTCAATATAATAGAAGCTAATTCATTCATATATTGAATAGGAAGAAGAATAAAAGCTAACGGAGTAACCAGTATGCAATATGGAATCCATATTGCATACCATTTTAATTTCGTTTTCTTCATCACATAGCCGATAAAGACAATGGTAACTTACGTTCTTTCCCTTCTTCATCCTTCAGCGTAACCTGGATGAACTGACAGGTAGGTACAGGGCGATATGCAGCCTTGATGATGTTGATACCGTCGATAAACTCTGCATCGCGGCTGGTGGCTGCCAGCTTCTCCAGTTCGAGCACCTTGTTGGCTTTCAAGGCTCCCTTGCGGTCTTTGGCCAGAAGTCCCATGACTACCTGCACAAGTTCTGCGCTGTTTTCGTCCTTTGCCAGTGTTTTCAGGTACGCCTTCACCTTTTCGATGCCAGCTTCTACAGTGTCGTCCCATCCCTCGTTTACGCGGTTTCCAAGAGTGATGGACATTGTACCATCGGCTGTGGTGAATGTGTCGCTCTGACGGTCTGATTTCGTTTTAAACAACTCGTTCTTTGTCTTGATAAGGGTGGCAAACTCTGTGAATACTTCTTCTTTCAGTCGCTCCATTTCGCTGGATAGGTTCTGAAGCTTTGCCACTGCGTTTTGTACCGTCTGGTCTACAAGTTGCTTGTAGGCTTCGCGTTCGTTCTGTACACGGTCTTTTTCGGCCTTGTCTTCTGCTTCCAACTGTGCTTTCAGTGCTGCTCTCTGTTCTGCGGTCAATGCTTTTAAATCAATCATAATTACTTGTTTTTAAGGGTTAATTAAATTCTGTATAATAAAGCCGTATAGGCCCTCTGTTCCGATAGATGCGCATGTAGTATGCTCTTATTTCGCTAAGGTTGTCCGTATCGTGGCGGCACCTCACTGCCAGGTGATGACCCAGTACGTTAATCACTACGCGCCACACTCTGTATTTCTTCTTCATATCGTCGTTTCCGTGCTATAGGTTATTTTTCCTTTCTCCTTTCCGGTCACAAGGCGGTAGTTTTCCTTCGCCTCGCGATTCAGTTCATCGTACCTCTTTACGAGGGTGCTTCTTTCTGCCACAAGGCTGCGGAACTGCTGTCCCGTCATCTCTCGGCTTCCTATCTGCGCATTAATCCGGTCGATGCGTTCCTCTATGCGGGGAAGTTCGTCCAGGATGTAGTTAATGCGGTTTATGCGCTGGTCGTTTACGTCGTATTCAGCCATTCTGTTTTCGTTTAATGGATTCAAGTTTCGGTATCAGTGCGGACAGCTCTTCGCTGTCCAGTTCGTAAAGAGGCTTCCCGGCGATGCGAGGGCTGCGAAGGTAGGCGTTAACCGCATCCCAGGAAGAGGTATCTACTCCAATCTGCTGAAGGCGTTTCAGCACCGCGCTGCGCTGCCATTTCAGCGATTTCTCTATAAGCCTTTCGGCCACCGGCTTGATGGTGGTGTTGGCTCCGGTGATGTAACCAGCCAGGTACTGCGACTCGGCATAAGTGAGTTCCTTGGTGGTGTCGGTGCGTCCGTCGGTCAGTTCCAGGATCAGTGCGCGGTACTGTTCCTCCGACAAGCCGTAGCGTGCATACAGCACGTGCAGCTTCTTAATCATCCATTTCGGTATCATTCTCTTGGTTGTTTCCATCAGTTTCTTTTTTAGTTCCATTTTCGAGCCAGAACTGGCGGTATCCTTTGTCCCATATCACGAAGAATCCTTTCGGACCTCCGTTACCACGGCCTACGTACGATGCCTTGAAGTGTTCTATGTGGATGCGCTTGAAGGCATCTTTTTTCAGGTCGTAGGCCGTATCGCCGTCCACATCGTTACCTTTCATGTGGGAGATGTAGACAAACACTTTCTTCTTGAACTTGCTGCGAAGCTCGATGAAGTCGGCCGCACGCACGCGGTACAGGGCGATGAAGTATTGAAGGGAGTCAATCATTATCACGTCTGCACTGCGCTGCTTGCTCAGTTCTTCCTTCAGTTCTTCCGGATGGCAGGAGTCGGTGAATGAGATACGGCTGCATCCGCTACGTATGCCGGCGTTGGCCAGTGCCTGCTGGAAGTCGTAGCTGTCGCCCATCTCCAGCGACACGAACAGTACCTTTTTCCCGATTTCGTCGAACTCCTTGGCCAGCTGAAGGCAGAAGGAAGATTTACCCTGACCGGACTTTCCGTAGACTATCCAGTTTCCCGTAGCCTCCGTTTTGCCGAACAGGTCAGCAAAACGTGGGGAAAACGGCACAAAGTCGTACTTCCGGTCTTCTATGTTCTTGATGCTCCAGTTTCTCATAACTCTCCATTTTGTACCTGACGGCGTATTAACTTATCCATGATCATTCCTTCCAGCTCGCGAAGGTCGTCAACAAACCACACGGCTTTCCGTGAGTCTTCCGTGGGATACTTTTCTACCTTGTCAAGCTTTCCCCAGATTTCGTCCTGCTCTTCTGCGTCGGTCACTCCGTTGGCGGCACAGATGGCGCGTACGTCTTTCTTCGTGGCTCCCAGCAGGGTGATGTAGTTACGCACTACGCGTCCGTCTATCTCATCGAATCCGTCCACACGGCCTACGTTGCGCTTGATGTTGCGGCGAAGGGTTTCCGTTCCTACCAGCAGACAGCCCATGCGGTATTTGGTGTCGTCATACAGCGGGATAAGGCAGGTCATGGCACTGTTAGAAAGCTTGCCTGCATCATCGAGCACCAGCACCGGATTACGGTCGGACATACGGTTGATGGCAGAGGTTATATACTGTAGCATGTCATCTGTATCCGTATAGCGGGTGAAGGTGATACCCAGGCATCGGCCCAGCTTCTGGAGGAACTTCTTGGCCGTCCACTTCCAGCACTTCAGGTAAATAATCGAGTTGTCAGGGCAGGTGTTGTAAAGGTCGATAAGCGAATGTGTCTTTCCGCTACCGCTGCGGCTGCTGATACAGAACCAGCGGTGGTTTTTCTTTGCGGCGGTCAGGTAAAGCTTCACCTGCTTGTATGACGATACGCTTTCTACAATCTTCCAGGTGTTGTCATAGTAGTTCAGTCCTACGGCTATCTTATCGGCCATCGAATCTTCCTTTGCTCCGTACTTACCTGCACGGAACTGTGAGAAGGCAGCGCCCGATACGTCGCACTTGCGTGCCAGTTCTGCGGCCGATGATCCACGCTGAATTAATGTCTCGATGTAGTCTCTAAGTTTGTTTGCGTCCATAGTTCAATATCTTTTTAATGGGTTATTAAATCAGTTTTAAATTATCTTGAAAACCCTGCGTTTGTAGGGTCAAATTCAAAGTCATCTTCATCGTCAGGATAAACCGTTCGTGAGGGGCGTGTGTCGTTTTCCTCGTATTCCACATCCTCGGCATGAAGGCGAAGCTCGTTACGGTTGTCCTTGTGCTGTCCGCGGCTGTCGGTGATGCAGAAACGCTCCAGTATGTTGTGAGCAGGAAGTGCATGACTGAACACGCTGTCGCGTATGGTGTCGATGTCTCTTTCTGCCGTTTCCACGATTTCCTTTTTCAGCGATTCGTTAAATTCATTGATGCGTCGGCGCTGTTCGAAGTGTTCCGGCTTCTGGTCTATCAGTGCCATGGGCACGGCTTCTTTTTCGTCGAGAAGGTAGCGCATCGTACCGATTTCCTTTCCTTCGTCCTTGGTGCCTTTCTTTCCGGCATTCGTAATGAGCACGTGGCTTGTGTCGTCGGGGTCGTAACGGACTACCCAGCTTGTGCCCAGGTGGTCAAGCAGCGAGCGGTCCAGGCTGTCGTACACGTACTGCATTCCGTTTCGCTCCATGATAATGCCCCTTGACTCCAGTTTGTTGGTGCGTCCGCTGGTCTGACCCATAAGCAGAAGGTACTGTTCATCGGAGAAACGCATCTTCCGTTCGTCGGGTGTCTGGCTCCATGCCTTCATGTAGGCTTCTATCTTCTTGGCGCGTTCCATCTGCATCACCTCATGAATGCGGCGTATGGCTTCCTGCTCGGTAGGGATAAACTTTCTGTGTTCATTAAGCCATTCCACGTTTGGCTGTATCTCCTTGCTGGAGGTAATGCCGAAGCCTGAGAAGGAAGGGAACTTCTGAAAGTATTCCAGAATGAGATACTTGAAGTAAGGTTCCACTATCTTGGCCTGTGCGTTCTTTACTTCCGCAGGTGTGAGATACTTCGTCATCTGCTCATAGAAGGGGAAAAGCGATTTCTTGTGGTAGTTGTCGCACTGCATCTGCACCGGTATGTATCGCTCGCCAAAGAGTTCGCGCGTGTGGCGTACGGCGTTGGTAAGTGCTTCCTTTATAAGGTCGTCACATTCGTTTTCGCCGATGGCGTAACCTATGGGATACTTGCAGCAGGCATCGAGCACTACGACGATGGTTTTGCGGTTGTGATAAGTGGTGCGGCGTTCTTCGCGTACGGTACCGCCCTTGCGCACCTTCTTTACTTCCTCACGCTGGAAGAGCATTTCCACGTCCCAGCCATCGAACACCCAGAAGGTCATCGCGGTAAGCGGAGCCGAACGGCGCACCTGCTTCTTCAGGTTGCTGTTCCATTCGCCTATGCCCCGTCGGCGTGTCTTGGTCACTACATCGTACTTCTGACGGTATGCGCCGATGGTGGCTGGCGACTTGATTTCCTCCAGCCCGAACTCTGCGGCCAGCTTGTTGTATTCCTGCATCACCTGTACGTTGTTCCAGTTCATGTGCAGGCCCAGGAACTGACGGATAAGCGACTCTGCCAGCTCGCTGCGTTCGCTTCCCTGGCGTTCCTTCAGCTTCGATGCGGCATCATTTCCGTAGTTCTTATGGATCACGCTGCGGAACCCGGCTTCATCGCCAGCTTTACGGGCTTCCTCGTACGCCTCGCACTTGCGCTTCAATGATTTCCACGAAGCCGGAAGGTGATGCGGAAACAAGGGTTTTCCCTTGGCATCCTTCACATCGAGGAGCGACTGACACTGTGCTCCCAGGCGTTCCCACACGTTGATGCGTGTGCTTCCACCTATGGCACTCTGTTTCTGACGGTCGCGAAGGCGAAGCAAAGCTTCCATCACGTTCACCGACAAGGTATATTCGTTTACTTTTTCCTGGGGGAGTGTGTTGTTATCGCCGTAGCGGTATGCCTGGAAGAAAGTGTATGCCCTGTTGTTGTATTCCACTTCCTTCTCCAGCTCGCTCTGCTGGTCGCGGCTTGCCAGTTCTGCATACGGGTCGCCGTATGATTCTACGTACTTGCGCTTGATGTCTGGTCTCATGGTTTCAAATTCTACGAGGGCAGGATTTCCGGGTGTGCTGCGACGGGCGATTATCAGCTGGCCTTGTTTTTTCATCCAGTCAAAATTAGACTTAGATATAAAGCCTGTTTCGCTTCCTACTCTGTGTTTTTCGTCGAAACGAATCACATCGCAGGCCAACACGCAAACCTTATCGTTGTATATTACTGCCATTTGTTCAAATCTTAGATTGTGCAGCCTCAGGAATCGAACCTGAAGCTAAGCCGCCTGCATCTTTTTGCCTTGTCAATACCTATTGCGTTAAAGATTACTTTACTTCATACCAAAACCAATCCTATGACAAATTCACGTTATCCTGAAAACGTGCAGGTTCTTATAGCTGCGTGTGAGTTATCTGTCTGCCTTGTCCATCTTGATTGCTACGGGAACAAGCGATGCAGACAAGAGTGCGATTCCGGCTATATTCAGCCATCCTTCTGTAAATGTGTTTGCCACTGCAAGGGCGAGTATTGCGATAAGTATGTTTCTTGTTTTCATAAGCTTTCAGTTTAAAAGTCCGCCCTATCTTCACAGACCGGACGGTTTTTATTACATTTGTAAATGAATTATTAACTATACGTCTATGCTGTTTGAGATTGTATTATTCAAACTCTCTGACAGCATGATGTTTAAAAATTTACAAAACCATGAGTCTGAGAAATTATCTTGTAAGATCAGATGGACCTTATGAAGAGATATTAGGGTCTTTCCAGAATGAAGAGATTGTACAGCTTTATAATCAATTAAAAGCTGACGGAGGTAAGTCGCACTATGATTATGTGAAGTCGAATCTGACAGACATCCTTCTATACATTTCGAAATCTCCATCACAACGGAATCAAAAGAAGTGGCTGAAACGTGAAGACCTTCTTCATCTTCGTTTTTCTGCATTACAGATTTCATCTGCCACTGCAAAATTTCTTTGCGATATTCTTCCAAGTGAGGGAATCGTTGATTGCGGCTCATATAGAGAGTTTCACTCCGTTTATGCAGATGCTTTGGCTTATTTTTGGTTTGATTATCCGTTAAGTCAATTCCCTTTTGAGGGGTTTCCAAATCCTTTTCTGGCAAAATCGCCGAAAAAACTTTAACAATCTCATTCTCCAGCGCTTTACACAGGCGCTGGTTTTTTTTATTCTTTCTTTTCATAGTTCAA